AAATGAAAGATAAAAAAGATAAACCAAAATTAAAAATAGTCAGTTCAAATAAAACTCCAGACAAAAATAAATTAACAGCTAAACAGTTAGGATTTTGCAAAGATGTAGTTTATGGAAATATGACTTTAATAAATGCATATCGTAACAATTATAATGTTAGTGATGATATTAAGGGCAATACATTAAGAATGTTAGCAAGCAGATTAAGAGCTAAGGATAATATAGGGATAACAATAAATAAGATGTTAGAGGAAAAAGAGACGCTTAATAAGATGAATGAAGTAAAAAAAGAAGAGCTGATTTTAAATAAGCTAACTGAGTTTATGAACAATGAAGATTTTTCTGATAGTGCAAGAGTAAGATCTGCTGAACTTATAGGAAAACATTATAAACTTTTTACAGATGTTACAGAAGTTACCAACAAAGATAAGTCAACTACAGAAATAGAATATGAACTTAAGGAAAAGCTATCCAAACTTTTAAAAGATTAACAGCTATCTACGAAAATTCTGTTAGTTTTGACCCTACCCATACCCTACCACCCATGTATAGGCGTGGCTAGCCGTGCCCTATACAGTTTATTTTACACATAAAAATCATAATTTTTGATAAAAGTGAAGGTTAACTTGTATATACTAGTATACTAGTAAAACAGTATATACTAGTAGATAGTATATACTAGTATATATATTATTATATACTTATACTAGTATTAATATTACTAGTATATACTTAATTACTAGTATATACTAGTAACTAGTATAACTAGTATACTAGTAAAGGAGAAAAGTTGTCAAATATTATTTATTTAGATGATTACAGAAAGCACCTGCCAGAAGATGAACCTGAACTTGTAAACCCGATAGTGATTGGATGGGATGGTGAAGGGCCTGAAGGCAGTTTGTACATTGCATCGACAGTTGACACAGATGAATGTTTGTGGATGATAGACTTAGCTAAGAAGATTATTGAAAACCAGTCATCAGATGTAATGAACAACAATGAATGAGATTGCTCAAATAATAAAAAGCTCTATGGGGCAGATAGATAGATTGCCTCCAGATAAGAAAAAAGAAGTTTTAGAATTACTTGAGCAATATGAAGAAGCAAAATTAAAAGAACAAGCTCGTGATGAGTTTCTTCCGTTTGTTAAATCTCAATGGGCAGCTTTTATTCATGGTAAGCATCATGAGATAATGGCAGATGCTTTTGAGAGAGTGGCCTCGGGTAAGTTAAAAAGATTAATAATCAATATGCCACCCCGTCATACTAAGTCGGAGTTTGCAAGTTATATGTTTCCTGCTTGGTTTTTAGGAAGGTACCCCCAAAAGAAAATTATTCAAACGGCACACACAGCTGAATTATCTGTAGGCTTTGGAAGAAAGGTTAGGAATCTTATTCAGTCTGAAGATTTTAAAAAGATTTTCCCAGATGTAACTTTGTCAGCGGATTCAAAGGCCGCGGGTAGATGGTCCACTAACAAAGGCGGCGAGTATTTTGCGATAGGTGTAGGGGGTGCGGTAACAGGTAAAGGTGCTGATGTTCTTGTAATTGATGATCCTCACTCAGAACAAGAGGCTACAATAGGTGATTACAACCCAGAGGTATATGACAAAGTGTATGAATGGTACACTTCAGGGCCAAGACAGAGACTCCAGCCCGGTGGGGCTATCATTCTAGTGATGACAAGATGGTCGAAAAGAGATTTAACAGGGCAAATATTAAAAAACTACACTGAAAGAGAGGGCTCAGGTGAGTGGGAAGTGGTGCAACTGCCTGCAATCATGCCTTCTGGTGATGCTTTGTGGCCAGAGTTTTGGAAAAAAGAAGAATTAGACTCACTAAAAGCTGAATTACCTGTCTCTAAGTGGAATGCTCAGTATCAACAAGACCCCACATCAGAGGAAGGCGCCCTAATTAAGCGTGAATGGTGGCAAGAATGGACAAAAAATGACTTACCACCCTGTGATTCCATCATACAATCGTGGGATACAGCGTTTTTAAAGACCCAAAGGGCAGATTATAGTGCTTGTACTACTTGGGGAGTGTTTCATGCCCCTGATGACGAAGGAAAGACCGTTCCTAAGCTTATTTTAATTGATGCTTACAAAGAAAAACTTGAATTTCCTGATTTAAAACGTGCAGCTTATGATAAATATTGGGAATTTGAGCCAGATCAGATGATTATTGAGGCAAAAGCCGCAGGCTCACCCTTGATTTTTGAATTAAGAGCAATGGGAATACCTGTAACGGAGTTTACACCGAGCCGTGGACAGGATAAAATAGCAAGAGTTAATGCTGTTACGGATTTATTTGCTAGTGGTGTTGTTTGGCACCCACCCACAAGGTGGGCAGAAGAAGTCATAGAGGAATGTGCATCATTTCCAGCTGGAGACCATGATGACTTTGTTGACTCAACTACACAAGCTCTGTTAAGATTCAGACAGGGAGGATGGATAAGAACCACTATGGATGATTGGGATGATGAACCTAAGTATAGAAGACCTGTGGAGTACTATTAGTGGATATGGCGCACATAATAGATGCTTTAATAGCCTTAATTGTAATGGGCGGAGGTTGGTTTATGTCCACTCAAGCTAAAGAAATAAAAAGAATTGATATATTGTTAAATAAGACCAGAGAAGATTACGCAAAAAGAGATGATGTTACAGTCGCAATAAATAGACTGGAAGAAAAAATAGATAGAATATTAGAAAGAATTAAATAAAGGAGTAGCTGATGGCTATTGAAAAACCTCTTGCACCTGTGGACATAGGTCCAAGAACAGAAGAAACAGAAGAAAAGAAAGTTGAGATTGAGGTAGTCAATCCAGAAGCCGTTTCAGTTGAAACTCCAGATGGTGGAATGATAATTGATTTTGGGAAAGATGAAGAAGAGTTAAATCCCTCTTTTGATGATAACTTAGCTGAGTTTATAGAAGATAGTGAACTTGAGAAAATGGCTAATGATTTATTATCAAGCTTTGAATCTGACAAGCAGTCCAGAAGTGAATGGGCAAAAAGTTATGTTAAAGGATTAGACTTGTTAGGAATGAAGATAGAGGAAAGACAGCAACCTTGGGCAGGTTCCTCCGGAGTATTTCACCCTGTTTTGACTGAGTCTATTGTAAGGTTTCAAGCACAAGCAATGGGAGAGATATTCCCTGCTCAGGGTCCAGTCAGAACAAAGACCGTAGGAAAAATAACACGAGAAAAGACAGAACAAGCAAAGCGTGTTGAAAATGAGATGAATTATCTTTTAACTGAAGAGATGACAGAATATCGTGATGAAACAGAGCAAATGCTCTTTAAGCTTCCTCTTGCAGGATCAGCATTTAAAAAAGTCTATTATGATCCTCTCTTAGAAAGACCGTGTGCAATGTTTGTTCCTGCGGAGGACTTTGTGGTGTCTTATGGTGCATCAGATTTAATGACTTGCGAAAGATACACCCATGTAATGAAAAAGACACAAAACGAAGTTCTTAAATTACAGAACAATGGATTTTATCGTGATGTAGAAATACCTGAGCCTCAGCCAGAATATTCTGATATACAGGAAAAGTATGACGACTTAGATGGAGAATCAGCAACATTAGAAGATGATGATAGGCATACTCTTCTTGAAATGCATGCAGACATAGAGCTTCCAGAGCCTTTTGAAGAAGAAGATGGAATAGCAAGACCCTATGTTGTTACAATAGAAAAATCTTCTAGAACAATATTATCCATAAGGAGAAATTATTATGAAGACGATCAAAAGAAAAAGAAAAGACAATTTTTCGTTCATTACAAATATTTACCGGGGCTTGGCTTCTATGGCACAGGTCTCATACACCTCATTGGTGGGTTGGCTAAAAGCGCTACAAGTATTCTTCGTCAACTTATTGATGCTGGTACTTTATCTAATTTACCAGCTGGTCTTAAAGCTAGGGGTTTACGCATCAAAGGGGATGATTCGCCTCTCATGCCGGGTGAGTTCCGTGACGTTGACGTACCGGGTGGTGCAATTCGTGACGCGATTACTTTCATTCCTTACAAGGAACCAAGTTCCGTCTTGTACCAGTTACTCCAAAATATCGTT